GTGCTCAACTTGTAACATCAGGTGGTAAAGCACCAGGTCCTCAACCATTGAAAGATTGTCTTCACAAACTAAAAAGTATGTTGGAAGCAAAAGAAGATGGTGAAAAGTTATCTCCAATTGAAGTTCACGATATGGTTTGTCATATTGCTGATGCAGTACTTGCAGGTGGAATTAGAAGAGCGGCACTTATTTCGTTATTCTCGGCTGATGACCAAGAAATGATTTCTTGTAAGGCAGGTTCTTGGTGGGAACAAAATCCACAACGTGGTAGAGCTAATAACTCTGCAGCGTTGTTAAGACACAAAATTACAAAAGAATTCTTTATGGATTTATGGAAACGTGTTGAAGCATCAGGAGCAGGTGAACCTGGTATCTATTTCACAAACGATAAAGATTGGGGAACTAACCCTTGTTGTGAAATCGCACTTCGTCCAAACCAATTCTGTAACTTATGTGAGGTAAATGTTTCTGATATTGAATCACAAGAAGATTTAAATGGTCGTGTTAAAGCGGCAGCGTTCATCGGAACATTACAGGCGGGTTATACTAATTTCCATTATCTTCGTGATATTTGGAAAAGAACAACTGAGAAAGATGCCTTAATTGGTGTATCTATGACAGGTATTGGTTCAGGTGTTGTATTAGGTTATAATATGAAAGAAGCTGCTAAGATTGTTAAAGAAGAAAATGTAAGAATTGCTACCTTAATTGGAATTAACAAATCAGCAAGAACAACAACGGTTAAACCTGCGGGAACGACATCGTTAACATTAGGAACATCATCAGGTATTCATGCTTGGCATAATGATTATTACGTTCGTCGTATTCGTGTTGGAAAGAATGAAGCAATTTACAAATACTTATCTGAAAATCACCCTGAGTTAGTTGAAGATGAATATTTCCGTCCACACGATACAGCGGTAATTTCAGTTCCACAAAAAGCACCTGAAGGTTCTATTTTAAGAACTGAAAGTCCATTCCAATTATTAGAACGTGTTAAAAAAATTACACAAGAATGGGTTAGACCTGGACACAGAACTGGTTCAAATACACATAACGTATCTGCAACAATTAGTTTAAAACCTGAAGATTGGGAATTAGCTGGTGAGTGGATGTGGAACAACAGAGAATTTTACAATGGACTATCGGTATTACCTTATGATAATGGTTCGTATACTCAAGCACCATTTACAGATTGTACTAAAGAAGAATTTGAAAAAATGTTTGAAAAACTACATTCAATCGATTTAAAAAATGTTGTTGAAATGAGTGATGAGACAGATTTAAGTGGTGAGTTGGCTTGTGCTGGTGGGGCTTGTGAAATCAAATAATTCATAATATGGATTTAAATAATAACAAAAGGGAGAAGTCGAATAAACTTCTCCCTTCTGATTTTTACTACGATAAGTTTGGTAATATGGTTTTTACAGAAGAATACCATATAAGAAGAGGTGTTTGCTGTGGTTCAGGTTGTAGACATTGTCCTTTTGACCCTACACATATAAAAGGTAATAGAAATATTCACACTTCAATAAAAAAATAATCTAAGTATATTTATGTTATATGGCAGACGGTACAACATATGGTCTTAATTTTCCCTTCAGAGATTCTGAAAGGGGTGATTACTTAGAATTAACTCAATTTCAACAACAAGAAATAAAGGCTGATTTGATTCATCTTTTATTAACTCGAAAAGGTTCAAGGTATTATTTACCAACTTTTGGTACTAGATTGTATGAATTTTTATTTGAACCATTTGATGGATTAACATTTAATGCTATTGAATCTGACATTAGAGACGCGGTTGAAAATTTTATGCCAAATCTTTTAATAAATAATTTAACAATAACACCCGCAGACCCACAAGAAGAATTGGACATTGCAACAGGACAAAACTCTGCAGGAACTAGTGAATCTTCGGTTTATAGATTTCCTGGTAAAGGAACATCAGAATATACAGCAAAAATAAGATTAGATTATTCTACAAATGGTTCAACATTTGCTCAGAGTGATTTTGTGATTATCAATATTTAATAGAAATGGCAAATAACAAAATATCGTACACAACCAGAGATTTCCAAGGAATAAGAACTGAATTATTAAATTACGTAAAAACGTATTACCCTGAATTAATTCAGGATTTTAATGATGCTTCGGTGTTCTCGGTTTTCCTTGATTTAAATGCTGCCGTTGCAGATAACTTAAACTATCAAATTGATAGAAGTATTCAGGAAACTGTATTACAATATGCTCAACAAAGGTCTTCAATTTATAATATTGCAAGAACTTATGGTTTAAAATTACCGGGTCAAAGACCATCAGTTGCTTTAGTTGATTTTTCAGTTACGGTTCCTGCCTTTGGTGATAAGGAAGATGAAAGATATCTTGGAACATTATTAAGAGGTTCACAAGTAACTGGTGCTGGTGTTGTATTTGAAAACGTTTATGATATTGATTTTGCTTCACCATATAATTCTCAAGGTTATCCTAATAGATTAAAAATACCAAACTTTAACTCTAATAATGTTCTTGTGAATTATACAATTACAAAACGAGAAATGGTTGTTAATGGTATTACTAAAGTATTCAAAAGAGTAATTGGGGCAAATGATGTTAAACCATTTTTTGAATTATTTTTACCTGAAAAGAATGTACTCGGTGTTACAAGTGTATTATTAAAAAGTGGAACAGAATATACAAATATTCCAACAACCGCAGAATTTTTAGGTTTATCTAATAGATGGTATGAGGTTGATGCGTTGGCTGAAGATAGAGTTTTTATTGAAGACCCTACCAAAGTTTCTGACCAACCAGGTATTAAAGTGGGTAAATATATTCAAACACAAGATAGATTTATAACAGAATATACTCCTGAAGGATTTAAAAAGATGACATTTGGTGGTGGTACAAATACTGCTCAAGACCAATTGAATCAATTTACAACACTTGGTGTTACTTTGGATTTACAAAGATATTCTAATAACATTTCATTAGGTTCAACATTAACACCTAATTCAACATTGTTCATTCAATATAGAGTTGGTGGTGGATTGTCAACAAACTTGGGAACAAGTGTTATTACTCAAATTGGTACTGTATCATTCTCAGTAAATGGTCCATCAGAGGCAACAAACTCATCTGTGGTTAACTCTTTAAGATGTACTAACGTAACTGCCGCAGTTGGTGGTGCTGGTGTTCCTTCATTAGAAGAAATTAGAAATTACGTTTCATTTAACTTTTCAGCTCAAAAAAGAGCGGTTACCGTTCAAGATTATGAGTCGTTGATTAGAAACATGCCGGCAGAGTTCGGAGCTCCTGCTAAGGTATCAATAACGGAAAATGATAATAAAATTTTAATTCAAATATTATCTTACGATACTTCAGGTAAGTTAACTAATATTGTATCAAATACTTTAAGACAAAATATTGCCAATTATTTATCAAACTATCGAATGATGAATGATTATATTTCAATCTTTACCGCTGAGGTTATTGACTTAGGTGTTGAGGTTTCAATCGTTTTAGATTCGGCACAAAACTCAGGACAAGTAATTTCAAGTGTTATTGATAAGATTTCGGCATACTTTAATCCACAAACAAGAGAATTAGGACAAAACGTTTATCTATCTGAGATAAAGAGTTTAATTCAAAATACAAATGGTGTTTTAACCGTTGCGGGATTAGATGTATATAACCAAGTTGGTGGTCAGTATTCTTCAGCGGAGACCTCAATGTCATATGCAGATGCTGAAACAAAACTTATTTCAACGGTTGATGATACAATTTTTGCTCAACCTTCACAGGTTTATCAAATTAGATATCCAACTAAAGATATTAAAGTTTCAGTTAAAAACTTCCAATCAGTTACTTTCTCTTAACTGGTTTATTTATAAACACTTTAACTTATAATTAAATTGTGTGGGTACATTTTAAAAATTCCACATAAACTATTTATTAATTAAAGACATTAGATGGGTCAATCATATAGAATAAGAACTGAGCTTGGTATCAATAAAACAATTAATATTGAATTAGACCAAGATTTTGAGTTTTTAGAAATTTTATCATTAAAAATTCAACAATCAGAGATTTATACAAGAAATTGTGCAAACTATGGTGTTGTTGTTGGTAGGGTTACTGCTAACAATGGTTTGGGGTTACCAAATGCCCGAGTGTCTATTTTTATTCCTATTGATACTATTGATGAATCAAACCCTCTAATTTCAAGTATATATCCTTATAAGTCTCCAAACGATAGAAATGAAGATGGTTATAGATATAATCTATTACCTTACGAAAAATCATATTCTAAACATGCCGCAACAGGAACATTACCTGGTAGATTAGATGTTTTAACGGGTAGTACCGCTATTGAGATTTACGACAAGTATTACAAATACACAACAAAAACAAATGATAGTGGTGACTATATGATAATGGGAGCTCCATTAGGTGGTCAAACTTTATTTATGGATGTTGACCTATCTGATATCGGTGAGTTCTCTTTAACACCTCAGGATTTAATTAGGATGGGTTTGGCTACCGAAGCACAAGTTGTTGGTAATCAATTTAACACATCAACAGATTTAAATTCATTACCTCAAATTATAAACATACAACAGACAATTGATGTTGCTCCGTTATGGGGTGACCCTGC